TGGTGTTGCCCCAGGCGTAAGCGTTGCTCACCTGGTCGCTGGGGCTGATGTAGACCTTCTTACTCATCGCTATTCTCCTCTCCCGGCAGATTCTCTTCTGCCGTGTCCTCGGTGTGTACCTTCAATTTTTTCAGCAGGGCCTGCATAAAGCCCGGCACCGGTGCGCCAATGGCGGACACATTCTCCAGGATGGACAGCAGCTCGTTGATCACCAGCCAGATGATGACGATGCTGGCAAACAAAAAGTCCACCGGCCAGTCCCAGCCCAGGCTGTCCGCCCCGTAGCGCAGCAGCCAGTCCACCACGCAGGCCACCCCGACAATCACCAGGTAGCCCACCTTTTTCAGGATGCCCCACAGGCCCACCCGGGAGGACAGCTCCCCGGCGTTCCATGCCTTGGTCATGCCGGTGATGTAGTCCAGGACCATCACCACCAGCAGCACCAGCACCGGCACCAGCAGCTGGATGCCGTAGGCACACAGCGCCCCCAGCGCAGCCGCCAGCGCGGCCTTGATCGTGTTTTCTTTCATGCGTGTATCTCCTTTCAATTTGTGATTTTGCTTTGTGCTGTCCCATACTGGCATACCGACATAGTACTTGTCTGCGTCCAGTGCGCCGCCTTGGTTGGGCAGTGCCACATTGTCGTCAAGATACTGCCGGTTGCCAGCGGCGCACCGGCCTGATAGCACTTGTTTTGTGTCACAAAATGCTTCGATGATGTTGATGCTCATGTTATTACCTCCATTTCTTTATAGGGTGGTTCTCACGTTACAGGCATAAGAGCTTTTTAAGGGTGTCAGCGTACCGCTCTTTGCCGTTTGCGTTGGGGTGTGTCCCGTCGTACAGGAAACTGTTGCGGTTCCACACGTTCACGCCCATGTTGTCAAACAGGGGGGCAAACGGGACACCCATGGCCTCGCAGCTTGCCCGGATTGCTTCATTTGCGCCGATAATTTCAGACGCGGAAACGCTGTCCGCATAACGGTAAATAATGCCACATACCACGATTTCAATGGTTGGATACGCGGTCAAAATGGTTTGCACCGCATACTTGAGCGCGGCGCACATTGTTCCATTTTTAGCGGCGGTGTCGCCTGCAGCTCCGACCTCGGACACGTCATAGGCCAGGTCGTTCGTTCCGTAGGCCAGAAAAATCCGTTTTACAGCGCTCCAGTCAAGCGCTTTTGCGTCCGCTACCTTGTTACCGATAGAGTAAGAAGTAGACCCGGCTGTGGCCCCGTCGGTGACGCCCTGCTCCTGATTCGCAAAATCTCCGGCGGCGATAGAATCGGCCCACTCGTCCAAAGTGAAATACTCATAGCCGTTTCCGCTGGTACGGTATGCCGACATAGTTGTACCGCCTACACAAAAATTATGCCAGACGCCGCCGCACTTCTTCTGCATATAATCCGGGATTGCACCAGTACCGCCAGTGTTGGCGTCAAAGGCGGGGATGCTATCACCAAAAAACACACTTACCACGCCAGCGTTCGGGTCTGCGCCCAGACCAGAAACGGCGGCTTCCAATTCTTCTATTTTCGTGTTCTGTTCTGCGATAGCCGCCGTGTTTTCTGCGATCTTGGAGGTGTTCTGCGCTAACTGCGCAACCTGTTCTTCCGTCATGCCACCGCTGGTGGTTTGTTTCTCATACACTCCAATAATAGCGCCGTCAACGGCAGGAAGCAGCGTACCCGCGGCGATTGTAATAGTCTCATAGACCCCCGCAGTCAACTCAAAGCTCTGGCTACCAGTGGAAAATTCAGTGTTATCACCTTCGCAAATCATCATGTTGCTATAAGTGACATAATTTCCGGCGGTTTTGTCCCCCCACAGGTACAAGGCAATCTCGCTGGTTTCTGCCGTTGCTTCAAAAGAAAAGCTATATCTTCCAGGAGCACCCTTTGGGATTCTTACACCAGTAGTAGAACCAAACAAAGAAATTCTTGCGTCCTGTTCTGCTTCACAATTCACACTAACTGTGTAGGTCTTTCCAATCTCAGTAGCAATGGCAAAAAGTTTATAGTGATTGTGACCAACACCATCACCCGTACTGGTCAAAGTAACGCTATAAGCGTCAGGATATTCCGCCGTTAAGTTTGTGTCAATCGCGGCATTTCCGGTCAAAACGTTCATTTCTTCCAGGCTCGTAACCATATTATCGCCGCCGACCTTTAAGGTCGTATCGACGTCAGATAGTAAAATAGTTTCGTCCGCGATAGTCGTAAACGGCAGCTCTCCGATTTTCACCATTTGGGTCACGCCCCCGCTTGGCATATTCACCGGCTCCCACGCAGTCGGTTTGCCCTGTGCATCCACCGCAGTGATTTTGGCGATTTGTCCGGGCGTTGCGCCGGTGATGCCCATTCCCACGCCGCCCTTGCTTTCCAAGTCGATGACTGCATCTTGTATATCATTTAAGTTTTCCGCAGTTATAACCGTTTTCCCGTTTACATAATTTTTCTTTGTAAGCGCCATCTGTAACCCCCCTTTATGCCGTCCTGCGCCATGTGTACACGGCCAGGTACGGCGGCATATTGTTGTGGGCCTGGCCGCCGCAGTTGGACGTAGCCTTGCCCGTGTAAGCGTTGGCGGTGCCATTGGGAGACACGATCTTGATGGCCCCGGTGCCGGTGGCGTCGCTCTGGCCCGTGTAATCGTAGCCGTGGGTGTGGTTTGCCATCTCCGCCGCCGTCAAGATGTGCTCCTCCTCGCCGCCGGTGGAGCCCGCCGCATGAGAATTTCCAGCCGCCAAAAGGAACACGTCCTTGATCTGCTCCCAGGTGCCTCCAAACAGGTCCGCTGGGGATGTGGGGTCCGTGGACTGGTAGACGCTGCCGACGGGGTGGAGGTAGTCCAGGAGGGGCTTGCCTCCGAACAACACCGCCGCGGGACCGGGCAGCTTCAGGTGCTTGATGAGTCCGCCCACAATCAGCGTGGCCGCCTCGGTCAGATACTGGCCGATGGACAGACCGTCCACAGCCGGCGCCGTCCGGAACAGCACCTGCGCCGATGGCAGCACCACAATCAGGCTGGCCGTGCTACCCAGTGCGTCGGTGACGGCTATGCACACCTCATGGACGGTGTCCACCGCGGCCGGGATGACGCCATAGGCACTGGGTGTATACTGCCCGGCGGCGTCCGGCACGGCCTGGGAGCTCCAGGTGTCCGCCCCCTGGGCCCGGTAGCGGATGACATAAGCGGCCGTGTTCTGGGTGGCCAGCGGCGCCACCGCGCCCACAAAGGACACCTTGGCATGATCTCCGGCGGGGTTGTCCGTGCCGTCTGCATCGCAGCGGGCGGCGCTGATGGAGCGCACACCGGGCGCGGCGTAGGGCAGCACGGTGATGGTCCCTCGCAGGACGGTGGACAGCCCCCGGGAGTCTGTAACGGTGACGGCATAGGCCACCGTGCCGGACTCCGGCAGCACGCCAGTAGTGGCTGTAGCCCCGGTTGCCGTCAGGCCGGAAATGGCCAAAGTATAGCCCTTGATCGTCGCCCCGTATTTCCCGCTGGCCGTCGTGACGGCCTTCAAACGGCTCTTGGTCTGCACGTAAGCTCCATAGGTATCTGCATACCCGGCGGCGTCCGAAAGCGCCACAGAGGCCGCAGGGGCCGCGCTGGCAGGCACGGATGCCGTAAAGCTATAAGACTGGCTGCCCAAGGCCGTATCACCGCTGTATGTGGTGATGGTCAGGGTACCCACGCCGGCAGCAGCATTGGGGATATCGTTGGCCAGTTCCAGGGGCGGCGTCCAGGTAATGGACGTCGCGCCCGTCTCTGCTGACACCACGCCGGAGTGGGTGCCCCAGGCGTATGTGATCCGGTGCGTGTAGCTGCTGTCTGCCTTGGCGACGTCCAGCGTGGCGGGGCTGCCCAGCGTCATAGACGGGACCGCCAAAGAGGATGCCCGGGGGATGGTAGGCAGCGTGACCTTGCCGGATACAGACAGAGACGCTGGCGTCCATTGAGAGGTAAAGCCGCTGTGCCACTCAGCGGACAGTGTTACCGTGGCCTCGCCATTGGCATCGTGGTCCACGGTGATGGTCTTGGTGCCCAGATCGTACCAGCCCTTGGCGGTGTAGCTGTAGGGATGGTACACCTTGGTGCCCTGTAGGACGTAATAGCAGCTGTTGGCCGCCTGGTTATAGCTCTCGCCGGTGCCGTCGTAGATCTGCAGCGACAGGGCAATGGTGCTGCGGTTGTTGCTGCGGGATTGCTGGATGGTATACCCAAGCCACAGCTGCCAGCCGTATGTGGATTTGGAGCCGTACAGCTCACCCATTGGCATTCACCCCCCTCGCGCCTACCACGGAGCCGTCCGGGTTCACCCGGACCACCAGATTGCCCAGATACAGGCACCCGGCGGTGGGGTCGTCCGGATCCATGGGCCGGATGTACAGCGACGGCGTATATACGCCCCGCTGGTTGATGGACAGCAGAGCCAGGGTCTCCCGGATGATGTTTAGGCCCTGATTGTTGATCTGCACCTTTACGGGGTCGCCCTCGCTGCCCAGGAGCATGCCCATGGCCGCCGTGAAGCTCATGTACTGGTTCATGGTGCGAACGGTCTGGCGGATATCGCCGGTGGCGTCCTCCACCTGCTCTGTGATCTCCTCGGACACCTCCATGCGGATCTGATCCGGCAGGATGGCCAGAGTGGCGTCCACGACCTTCTTGTAGCTCTCGAAGTCCCCGATCTCCACATACTGTTCCAGCGCCTCCAGAAGGATCTGCCGGTCCGACTGGGAAATCTGCGTCATGCGCTCGGTGAGGATCTGCCTCACCGTGTTGATCCGCTCCTCGGTCTCCTGCCGCACCTGCTCCATGCCCTGGGATACGCGGTTGCGCTCGTCCTCCACGTCGCCGGTAAAGGTACGCCGCGTCCGGCCCATGGTGACGGTGGTCTGCGCCGGGTCCAAGAGATCAATGTGCATTTGCAGCAGAGGCATGGCCGCCCGGATGCCGTGAGGCGTGGTGGCCAGCATGGTATAGCGCCCTACCCGCCAGGCGGCCACGGCGGCATCCGTAACGTGCAGATCGATGGCCTTGCAGGTGATGGACTCCTCCAGCGCCCAGCCGGACGTGGCCAGCCGGGCCGCCGCATAAGACTGAAGATTCGCGGCAACGGTGACGTCCTGCCAGTCTGTGGGGCCGGGGCAGATCCAGCCGTACTTCTGGACGGCCGCCCGAGACCAGGCGTAAGGGCCTTCCTTGACCAGATCGTCCGTAATGTCGCCGTCCGGTAGCTCTGTGATGGTCAGGCCGTCATGGCCCACCGGCAGGATAGCCGTGTAGATATCGGCCCCGGCCAGCTGGCGCTCCAGGTCCAGGAGGTTCTCTCCAAAGGTAACGGCCTGGGCGTTGGTGAGAGGCAGATCTGCATAGTAGTCCAGGTAGTTGCCGTCGGCCTCGTACCGAATCAGCAGATACCCGCCCAGGGACGATCCGGAAAGCCTGGAGGTCAGGGCATCCATGGTGGTAAGATACTTGGTGGAACTGCGGGTGATGTAGTTGTTGGCATCCGTCACCGTACACACGCCGGGCTTGATCTGCTGTTCGGCTGAGGCCTTGGCATTGTGTTGCATCAGGAGCCAGCGGAACAGGTAATCCACCACGTTGCCGCTGTTGGCGGCTGCCTGATAGTCTGCCTCATCGGCGAAATCGTCCGGAAACGTGAACGGTGGCACTGTGGTATCGTTCAGCACTGCCATAATGCCCTCTGCCGATACCTTCAGGCTGTTGGTGAAGTCGCACACCTGGGATGTGATGCGGCCCCGCCACACCACATACCGGCCCTGCAGCAGCTCCAGACCGGGCCGCATATAGGGCAGCTTGTCCCGGTAGGGATGATCCGGTGGCAGAGAGAACGCCATACTCCCGGCCTTGCCGGCGGTAAGGTCCACCGACGCCGCCGAGGCGCACAGCCGGTCCGTCTCGTTGGCGCCGCGCGGATCGTACAGGATGTAATCCCCGTAACGCAGCTGATAGCCAGCAAAGTCCTGCGCAGTCTCCTGGGGATCCGTGCCACAGACGGCAAGCCCGGCAACAGCCTTGCCGCATACCGCGCCAGTGTAGCTCATAGCGATGCCTCCTGATAGGTGACGGACACTGTGGTCCCGGCTGCGGCCGTGATGGCAAGGGTGTTGCTGCCGGCCGCCAGGCGGATGTCCAGGCTACGATGGCTGCCGGCTGCCACCGCGATGTCCTTGCCGCCGAAGGTCAGCGTTGCAGCCGCCGACACCTCCACGGTTGGGACCACCGGCCGGCGCTCGTTGGCCAGTGTCAGGGACAGCGTGCCCGATTCGGGCACGGTCCCCGTGACCGTGGTTTTTGCGTTCTTGTATTTCCACGGGTCGCAGCTGACTGTGACCGGGATGGTCTGCATCATTTTGACAAGCTCCACCCTCCCAACGGAGCATCGCCCACTGTAATAATGGGCGGTGTCCTCGGGGAAGGTCACTTTCACGCGCTTGCCGTGGACTTTGTTGCAGAAGTCAGAAATCGTGGCAGGCCATTTCTTGCCGCTCACCGTGTCCACGCCGGTGAGCTTCAGTACAATGGTGCGGTTTTTGTAGGTCACTTCGCCGGTCAACACCTCGGAAGCGTCCAGCAGACCGTCCCGGCCCGGAACATCAATCATATTCGTGCGGACTTCCGGCAAAGAAATGGACTTGCTCGCAAGAAGCAGGCCGTATTCTGTGTAAGTGTCTTTTCCGTCAAAAAATACTTTTCCTATCATACAGCCCTTGCCTTCCTTGCATTGATTTTGGCCAGTTCTTCATCCATGCCTGGGGCAAGCAAACCGATAACCTGGCCACTGTCCATGATGACTTTCATATTTGCCAACATAGGCAAATACTGTTCCAGCAGCATTACAATTCTGCCGGAATCGCCACCCCCGCTTGTGCTTGCCGCTCCGTAAGAGCCACTTGTATAGTTTCTGCTGATGTTTGCATCTGCTGTAATGGTTCCAGCGTCAAAATTCATGCTGCCTTCAATGTCATTTTTTACAGCCGCGAATTCATCGCTAAAGCCTTCGCCCAGACCTTCGGCCATGAAACCGCCGATTCCGGCAAAGACCTTGGAAGGGGAGTGGATGCCCAAAATGCGCTTCACGCCGCCGACAAGGCTATTCACCTTTTCGTTGAACCAATCCTTGATATTGTCCCACATTCCGGCGATACCGTCTTTCAGCCCCTGAACGATGTTTCTACCGATGCCGCCCCAGTCGTAGTTTCTGATTGTGTCGGCAATAGCAGCGATAACGCGCGGGACGGCTGCAATCAATTCCGGGATTGCCCCGATAATGCCGGTAATCAGCGATACAATGATCTGCGGCGCTGCAAGGATGATCTTGTCAAGGTTGTTCACGATGCCGTTGACGAACGCAATAATCAGCGTAGGGACTGCCGCGACCAGCTCCGGGATGCACTTGATAATTCCGTCAATCAGCGCAAACAGAAGATCAATGCCCATCTGGATAATGTTCGGCAGCTCTACAATGATTGCGGCGAGCAAGTTGCCAATAATCATAGGTACTGCCGCGATAAGCTGCGGAATCGCGTCAATCAGGCCCTGCGCAAGCGTCATAATCAGCAAGATTGCCGTTTCAATGAGTTGCGTCAAAAAGTCCGGGCTTGTCAGCATCTGCACAATCGTCAAGGTCACTTGCACAATGCCGTCAATAAGCGTGGGCAGGTTTTCTATCAGGCCATTCGCAAGGAAGAAAAGAATGTCGATTGCTGCTTGCGTAATTGCAGGTAGGCTATCAATGATACCCTGTCCCAATGCGCCGACAAGCGCAACCGCCGCCTGCAAAAGCGCAGGCAGGTTGTCTGTGATGGTTGTTATGACCATCGGGATAATAGTGGTAGATGCAGATGTAACAAGCTGTGAAATGCCGCCCAACATGACACTAACGCGCGGAATAATATTTCCAGCCGCCGTCTCCACGCTGCTGACAAAATTGCCAATCAGCGTATCAAGGTCTGCGTTGTCGGCTGCAATGCCGGTTATCAGGTTGCTCCATGCGGACTTTGCCGCGCTGACGCTGCCCTGAATAGTAGACGCAGCCTCTTTTGCCGTTGTCCCGGTAATGCCCATTTCCGTCTGCACCACATGGATGGCGTCTACGATGTCGGAGTAAGATGAAATATCAAACTTCTGCCCAGACAGCTTCTCCGCGTCCGCAAGCAGACGCTCCATTTCCTCTTTGGTGCCGCCATACCCGAGTTTTAGGTTGTCCAGCATGGTGTAGTTCTGCTTTGCAAAACCCTGATAGGCGTTCTGTATCATCTCCATGCCGGTGCCCATCTTATTGGCGTTGTCTGCCATGTCGGTGATGGCCTGGTCCGCCTTTTGAGCTGCTTTTTCTGTATCTCCGCCAAGGCTCTGGAGCAGGGAGGCCGAAAAGCTGGTCACCGTGTCCATATATTCGTTGGCGCTCATGCCAGCGGTCTTGTATGCGTTTGCGGCGTACTCCTGCACCTTGTCCGATGCAGTCTTAAAGAGGGTATCGACGCCACCCACTAATTGCTCATACTCGGCATATTGGTCAATGGACGCCTTTGTCAGCGCCGCCATGCCAGTAGCCGCAGCTGTCAAAGCCGCAGCTCCCACCTTTGCCGCAGTAGCAAGGCCGCTTTTCAACTTGTCGGCAAAGCCGGACGCTTTGCCGGAAGCATTGTCCAGCCCATTTTCGTATCCGCTGGTGTCCAGCGTAATTTTTGCATACAAGTCAAACAGGTTTATCGTCCTCACCTCCGACCTTTGCGATTTTTTCTTTCATTCGGTCAACGATTTGTTCCGGCGTCCTGGTTTCCTCCGGATTCGGCTCTACGAGGTCAGCATACCGCGCCTTGATATAGCCGCCCCCCACGTACCGCGCCGTGTTTTCCGCGATTGCTTTGAGCGCGTCTGTCACATAGACCCGGTATGTTTTGTCCACGCTGTCCTGTTTGGCGCGGGCAAGGGCATACCGCAGGAACGCCTTTACGCTACGGGGGCCTTGGTATTCTCCTGCGCAGAGCCAGAGGGTTTTTCTGTGCTCTGCGCTGAGATAAAAAGTTCCGTGAACGCTTCGTCTGTCATCAGGTCAATAAAATCCTTGGTCAGTTTTACCAGACTCAGAGCGCCCGTGTAAGCCTCCGGGCTTGTTCCCTCAATGGAGGACAGGATGGAGATTACATCGCCCTTATGACCGCGCAGAAGGGCGGGAACGGCCTTTTTTGCCTTCTGTAAAAGGAACTTCTTGGCTGTCATGCCATCCGGCAGTTGTTCCCGCTTAAACAGGGCGGCGGCGTTCTCGTCCTCCGCAATGTTGCAGATTGGCTCGATCAGATCTGCGATTACTTCCAGGGTGCGATCACCTTTTACGTCAGATAGTTTCATCAGCCGCCCACCTCCGCAGGAGCCGCGCTGTAAAACTCCATGGGCATCTCGTCCTGAGCGGACATGGACACATGGCCGGTCAGCTCCACGCTCACCTGGCCCTTGCCGTTTTTGGTGGTCTGGAGAGTAAAGCCGCCGGTGGACAGGGCGTTTTTCAGGCAGATAGCCACCATTCCGCCGTCGGCCCGGTCGCCAACCCACCACAGGTCTGCAAAGTCGGTCTGCTTCAGGTCTCGCCGGGGGGTGATTTTGCTCCTGTCGGTAGTGTCAATGTCTGCCGCGCCCAGGGCCAGCCGGATGGACTCCGTGGATGTTCCAAGGGAGGTAAAGGCCATCTTGCAATCCCAACCGTCCAGATGCTTCAGTTCCATCATATTCACAGGGCAGTTATTACAACTCTCAATATTGCACAAAAATTATTGCCTTTTTTCTCCGTTCCCGCCTATTATGGCCGCTTTCTCGGTTTATTTGTTCTGCTTGCTATTTCTTGGCGCACATTTTTAGCGCACGAATGGCAGAAATTAAGGCTTTTTTGCCTCCGCTTCCTCCTCCGCTAACATTTTCTTAATCCTCGCGAGGACAAGTCCTGCTTGCTCCTCGTCGAGTGATAGGATTATACCGTAGGTGTGGATGCGTTCCATCATTTCACGCTCTGCCTTTGTCATCGCTCATGGCCTCCTTTCTCCCGGCCTCTGCGCCCAGACAATAGGCCACGTTTAGGGTTGTCCAGCGTCCGGCGTTGGTGTGCCGTTTCAAAATTTGCTCCTGATCCTTGAATGAGATAAAACGGCCCCTCAATGCCTTTTTCACGCGCTTTTCCCACGCCGTGGATGCTTTGGGGGCCTCTGGCTCCACTCCGTACTGGTGGACGATTGCCAGCACTTCCCCATGAACTTCCACGCCGTTAGCCGGATACTCCCCGCTACAATCGTAATCGTCCATGTAATAGGTCTTTATCTTGTTCCCGTGCCGATACAGACGCACAAAACGCCTCTTTTCATCGTCAGGAAGGCTCACAAGGCACACACGCCCGTTAATATCATCCGGGGTTTTGCCCAAGATCACAATGTCGTCAGGGGAGGCCCACGCAAAGGCCGGCCCGGCCGATCCCGCGGTGTAAAAGTTTGCCGCATTGGTCAGCATCTCACCGAATTTCATAATTGTACTGTTTTTGCTCATTGTCATTTCCTCCTTGCTTTTCTGTGCGGGAGGCTGATAGTACCCCCCGTATATGTGCTATCTGGTAATGTGTTCTTTCTGCAACGGGGACAACAGCTTTTCGCCCCGCCATCCTCTCGCATATCTCGCGTAAAATCGCTTTCGAGGGATTCCGGCAATTTTAGACCATTCTTCCGCCGTTTTCGTTACACCGTTAATCTCAAATACTGGTATAATCGGAAAGCGCCGGTTTTGTGCCTGCTCCGCTCTGCTTGCCCATCGGCAATTATCCGGGCTATATCCCTTTTCATTGTCGATGCGGTCTATAGTCAAATGCTCGCGGTAGCCATTGGAATACGCCCATTCCTCAAAAGCGAGAAAGTCCGCCTCCCATTCCGGGCAAACCTTAATACCGCGTCCGCCGTAGTTCTGAAAACCGGTTGCGCTCGAATTGTTGCAGCGTCCTTTCATGTTTGCCCAAATCTTATATAAGCGTGTTCCGCTGCGTGAATCTGACAAAAAAACACCTCCTGCAAAGTCATGGTTGACCTTTTGCGGGAGGTGTAGTAGAATATTTACACCACTCCCGCAAGGGTCTGGGGGGTCTCCCCGTGTTGTCGCTCCGCCAAGATTGCCAACACGGGGGGATTTTTATTCTTCCTGTTTCAGACGATCATACACCGCTTTAATGCCCTGCCGGATAATGTCCGCTTTGCTCTGCCCGGTTCTCGCTGCGCAGTATTCCAACCGGTCTATATCTTCCTGCGACAGTCGAACGCGGGTGCTAAGCTGCTTCGGGTCGTCGGTGGGTCTGCCTGTTCGTGGAGACATTGTATCACCTCTCTTTCGTATCCACATAAGTAATTATATATTATATGGATACATAAGTCAAGAACAAATTACAAGAAAAAGGGTGCGATTTGAAATGCAACCCTTTGACATAATGGAGCGGGCGCGGTATAATTTGTTTGCACCCGCTCCGGGTGTTCTTCAAGCTCTTTGCCTGTTGCTTTGGTCGGCTGTCAGGCAAGGGGCTTTTTTCATGCGATACAAAACCTTCGCGCGGTGGTGGTCTTGCTGAACCGCTCCACCACATCAGGAAGCGCCTTTTTCAATGCGCTGGTGTCGATGCGGGAGGAAGTCACGGCCTTATAGGTCACTTTCCAGTCCGTGCCGCTGATGGTGTCCACGCCCTCCGCGTCCATGTGGGCCTTGATGCTGTCCGTGATGTTCTCGATCTCCCCGGCGAGTTCGTCCGCCATGCGGCGCAGCTCCCGCAGCTCCTTGATCTTGCTGTCCATTTCGTTGATGCTCATTGTTTTATCCTCCTGTTTTAATTTAATGGAACCCCGGCGGCGGGGGGCGTTGCGGATTAGCGTTCTTCTCAGTGCATCTCAATCTCCCGCATCCCGATCCGCTCTTGTAGGTGTTCTTTGCATCCACCTTTGCCGGTGTCTTGGCTGTTTTCGTTTGTTCCCTTGCTATGGTTATATGATACTACTTATTAAGTAGATTGTCTATTGGCAAATTATCTAATTATTAAGTAGATTATTTGTGCATAAATCTACTTGATAAGTATATACAAGAAGTGCTATAATGCGGATAGTGGAAAAGGAGGTGCTTTTAATGGCAGTATCGGAGGCTCAGAAAAAGAGCGCGCAAAAGTGGGACGCTGCAAACCTTGACCGCGTATCTATTGCTATGCCGAAGGGCATGAAGGACACGGTAAAGGCTGCCGCTGCCGTTGCTGGTGAAAGCATGAATCAGTATATCATCGGTGCAACGGAACAGCGGATAAACGGCTTGCAGCAGCCCGCAGGAGCGCCGCAAGGTGATGGGGCTATCCTTACCCCTGCCGCTCTTAAAACGGCGCAGGAGGCCGCACAGAGGGCCGGGGAAACGGTTCCGGCATTTGTTAGCCGTTCGGTTGAAACGCAGGCGCAACGCGACAAGGTTATGCAAGCAATGAGGACGAAAGAAAAAGCCCCGGATAAATCCGAGACTTGACAAGGGTTAGTATCCTGCTATAATGGAGATAGAAAAAGGGCGCTGCGACAAGCGGTTAGCCCGTCAGTAAATCAATTTCCAAATGGAAACCGTCACCGTGCCGGGTGGCGGTTTCTGCGTTTTACAATGATCGTAACCGTAAAAGGCCCGATATGTAGAGTAATTCGCATGGCGTCACCCCCTTTCGGGGTTTGTGACTAACCGCCTGCCGTTGTGCAGCGCCCCGCCCATAATGGGCAATCAACAGAATAACACAGGAGCCGTCAAAAAGCAAGACGGCTCCTGTGCTGTATATGGAGATTATGGCACTATTTACACACCCCCGCGCCCTGGTACTTTAGGGCGCTGCCTGCCGCTGTACTTCGGGCAGGACTTCGCAAGGGAACAAAGGATAGGCAATCCCGCCGCCCTTGCTGCCTGCTGCCGGTCTTTCTCCGGCTGGTGGCCTTTGTATCACTGCCTCCGTTCAAAAGTTTTCGACAATCTCGCCGGAAAGCTGCTCCCACCACTTCCCCATGCTGATTGTGTGGGTAGGGGTGTCCCTGCGGTTCCTGGTCTGTCCGCTGCAATAGTCCGCAATCTTGGACAGATCATCCCATTCCCGCATAGTTCGGCTCTGCCCCTGGCCGCACACCTGGGCTAACTGGTACAGCGCCCCGCGGTCTTTCGCCCTGGTGCTGTCCATATCGTCAGCGGCATCTTTTGCGTATTTTGCCACAAAGCGGAGCATGGTGGGGTTATCGTCGTACTTTTCCGCAAGGGAATAGAAATCATCGGCGGAGAGGATGCCGCTTTTCATCAGTTCCAGGCCGCTATGGTCAACCGCATCGGGGCTTGCAAGGTTCCCGCCGCGCACATCACGCTCCAGCGCGGCCCGCAGATCCGCCCTCAGCCCGTTAAACTTCGTCCAGATACGGGCATCCGCCTCCTTGAAGTCCATCTCTGCTTGCTGGTATCGCAATTCCGCCCGCTGGCGGGCCATAGCGCCGCCATTTCCGCGGGCCTCTTTCGCTGCCTGGAGTTTGTTCCACGCCTCCACATACTCCTGACGCGCCGCTTTGAACGAGGCATCAAGGTCTCTTGCATAGCTGTTGTATTTACTCATTTATACGATCTCCTTTCGATTACAAAATTTCCATAAAGCGCATTTCTCGGTACATGAAAATATATGGCGCTTGTCCGCAAACGGACAGCGTTTCCCGGTGGTCGGGGCCTCGCCGGTCACAAGCCCGCACCCATGCTCTCCATATAGAGCACATTGTGGGACACACCTGGAAAGGAAAGGACACGCCCCCCAGGCCTTAGGCCGCTCCGCCTCGACGATCTTCGGGGGCGGGGGTACGTTCCCCATTTCAAACTCCCCGTAAGACGTTGTGATGGTCGGGGCGTACTCAATCGAGGCTCCCACACGACGGAAACGCCGCCCATGTTCATCTCGTTCCCATTCGCCGGGTTCAATTTTCTGTTTCATAATACTTTCCTTTCAAATTCTTCGCAACCCACAGTCAGATCACAGCCGATAAGGTAAGGCGTGCCATCCCACCTATTAACAAAAACCGCGTGCTCGCAACCTTTACACACAATGCTTTTGCATTTCGCAAGACCACCATTTTCTGCAAGCTTTTGAGCATTTACAAGGAAGGCATTTTCTTCTTCAAGGTCACGAATTCTGCGCTTTAAATCGCCACGAGTTTGAAACATTATTTTGCTCCTTTCAATTCATTTCAGTCCAAATTTGGACAGTTTTCATAACCATTGCGGAATACAGTATCCGCCTCATAGCTGACCTCAAAAAGCGGGATATGGTAGCCGCTGCTGTCCTTTACAAGCTCGCGGTTTGCATCGTCCAGCGCAAGAAACGCCGGAATGATCTGCTTGTCCCATGTCTGCTTTTCAATGGCCTTGAAGCAATGCGGGCAAGTGCGGGCATAGTTCCCGCTAATAGTGACACCTGATACGCCTGTGATGCTTCGCCCGTACACTTCCCATGTGCCGCCGCAATAGTGGCACTTGATACGCATATAGCCCATGAATTTCTCCTTTCTTTAAGCGCTCTGCCCTCGCTTGCGGTATATCTCACGATCCAGCGCATAAGCGAGGCTGTCTATACTGTGGTTGTCCCTGTCGGGGAGAGAGGAAAGCATATTGCCGTCTTTGTCCTTTTCGTATTCGTAATTTGCAAACTCCCGCGCCGCGTTTGGTGTCCTCGCAGGATCAATCACAATGCGCCGGTGTTGCAGCCATTTGACACGATACGCCACGCATCCCGGCTCTTTGTGGCAAGCTCTGGCCTGCTTTAAGCCGTGGTCGCGTAGATCGGCTATGCTTTTCGGCTCTGCTGCATCGCAATAAATGTCGCTGTGATCTTGAAAGCACAAGCCGCTTACCGGGGAAAGGTAGCTGCTGCCTCTGGTGTCCCCCTCCACAAGTGGGGCGATTTCCTCCGCAAGCTGCCGGTTACTCATGCCGCGCTTGTAAATCTCGTTCAGAATGTAGATTGTCTCGTGCTTACGGTCATAGCTGCATCGGATAAAGCAAGCGGGGTCTGCCGCAAAGCCAAAGTCCACGCCGGAAAAGAAGTATTCCATGTTCGCCACTTCCTCGGCGGTGATCTCCCGCACTTCCAGCGCCGGGAATACCTCCGCGCCGGTGCCGGTCGCCTCGCCTAAGTATTCGTGCCGGTATGCCTGCTCATTGACGGCCTCCAGGCGTTCGGCCTCCGCTATGAAAGCCTCGCCTAACCATTCGGAGGGTATGTCCTTATAGGTGGTGTGAAAGGTGATCCCCTGCGCGTCCGGCTCTGCAACAAACTGATTTGCCCAATTCGCCTTACTGATCGGCGGGTTGAAGCTGCGGAATACCTGCGGATTTGTCCCTTGCCCTCGCATGACCGATTGCAAAACATTCCGGGCAAAGTTTGCGCCGGGCAGCTCCGCAAATTCTTCAAGCCAAATAAAGCGGAATAGGCCGCGCCGGGGCTTGATAGATTTTAGCTTGCTTGCATCGTCCAGCCCTCGAAAAAGGATCTGTGCGCCGGTCGGTCTGTATTCATACATCATCGGGGAAACGGTCGCTTTCCAGAGGTGGGAAACGCCCAGCATATCAATAGCCCATGCGATTTGAGAAAAAACGCTGTCGCGCATTGTCCCCGCCACTTTACGAAACACAATAGCGTTGCTCTGGCCTGTGGGGTCGCTCTGTATGCCGTCCACGATCTCAAGCGATACGAAAGAGCTTTTGCAGCTCCCGCGCCCGCCCGGAAGATTGTAAAAGCGGTGCCGCCCTGCTTTTATGTCCTCATGCAAAGGGAGATAGCACGGGGCTATATGTTGCTTTACATCTATGCTGTCAATAAGCGCCCGCGCCTCTCGCTGCTGCCGCTTGATCGCGCTGGTTGCCCTCACGCGGGATTTCAGACGGTCATAATACATCTTCGCCGCCTTCCTCCAGCTCCTTCAAGATGTCGTTAAACTCGGTGAACTTCAAGCCGTAGTCAAGCAGCGTCCGCGCCGCTGTAATGTGGTTCGCGCTCGTTTCTTCATCGTCTGCGACAATGGCGCCCAGCCGGTCTATTGCAGCGGTCAAATTCTGTTGTAGCTGCCTCGTTGCCCTGTCCATGATCCCGGCGGCGGCGTGTTTATATGCTGCCGAAAATTCAGCGTCTTGCAGATACGCCCGCAAGGTACTTTCCCCAATTCCGGCGGCTTTTGCTGCCTCTGCCCTTGTACGGCACACAAGGAGGGCTTGCAGCGCTTTTTCTTTGCGTGGTGTCAATATATCACCCCTTTCAATCGGCGTTTTCTGCGGCTTTCTGGCGGTCATAGAGCCGCAGAAAGTCCGCAAGGTTCATTGTTACGCGCCACGGCTCACGGCTGCGGCGATGGAACACAACAGGCATACCGTCACGAAAGCGCTTGCTGTCCGCCTCTGCTTGCTTCATCCACTCGGAAAGCCGGACTTGCTCGCGGCGTTTGACCTCGACATGAATGCCGGGCAAGCCCACAAGGTCGGGCACTTCACCGAAGGACATAGACCCGCCGCGTTCCACGATGTAACCATACTCTCGAAGAATGGCGGCAAGCTCTCTTTCACCGTCTGCGCCTTTTCGCTGTGATGCTTTCCCGCTCGTGTCTTTCCCCCCTTTCAATAAAGCTCCTCGTAAAATCGGAGTTCCCTAATTCTTCCGCTGAAAAAGTGGTTGATGTTATAATCACAATGCCGGTACTTTGTTGCAAAGTGCCGGTCGATCATGGAAACGTACCCCGCCGGGGAAACATCCTCATAATAGCTGCCCTTGCTCTCTTGATTGATATAGGGCATATCCTGGCATATTCGCACGATCTGACTTGCTTTGATAGGCGGATGCGGCCTCCCCATGTGCTTTTCGTACTGCTCAAAGTAGTATTTGAACACGGTCAAGGCGTCTTGCAGAGTATAGACGCTCGGCGGGTACACGCTCGCGGTTATCCTTGCGAATTTCTCAAAATCAAAGATCATTAGAAACGCTCCCTTATACAAAAAAGAAGAAAAATTCAGAAATATATAATATCGGCGGTGGTGCGCGCACAGCGCACCCTTATACATAGTGTGGAATGACTTGTCATTCCCTTTTACTCTCTATCTCTTACTCTATCTCTTACTCTATCTCTTACTCTATCTCTTACTCTATCTCTTACTCTTAGTTACATTGTGACATTTTACCGTTACAATGTAACACCAGTGAGCGGAGATTTATTTCCCGTCGTTACTTTGTAACGCTCTGCGTTCTCGAAACCGCCGCACTCTTGCCGCTGAATCGCTTTCACTTCCCGTATTGGCTACGGCCTCGGGCAGAAAAAAGCTTTTGTCCGTGATGTCCTCAATGAGCTTGTACCGGCGCAGAATTGCGATTGCGTTTGCAACGTCTTCCGAGTCTTCACCGATAGCAAAGGCGATTTCTTTTGCAAAGGTTTCATCATACCCATTATAGGAAATAACGCCGTCCGTGCGCAGGCTTGCAAGCTGCATCTTCAAATAAATTATGGTGAAGACCTCGCCGCCCGCGGCTTTCCGCAATCTCCGCATTTCCATAGAGTTGAAATACCCCTCTTTCAGCTTCAGCCACCAGAATTTTTTCTTGTCTTCTGCCATTCGCTTAAATCTCCATTTCTAAAATCTGGATTTGATAAATTGTTTTTTCGGCTCTCCATGCGTTTCCCGTGGTCGTGGCTTTTCCTTTGGCGGTTTCCAACGCAAGGACGTTTTTATACGCTGTGCCGACGTCTGCGGCGGGCAGCTCTAATAGCTTTTCCTTTAGCCGTCTGATCCTGTCTTTCTTTTTTGCCCTTGTGATTTCCTCTCGATAGAGTTCCGCCGCGGCCCGCTCTCCGATGATTTTAGCAAATTTAATGTATTTTCCGGCTAATTCTATTTCTCTCATTTGTTACGCCCTTTCCACGGCATCCGCCGCGCATAGAATTTCTTTCGCCCTGTGCCGCATGGAGCGGACAAAACGCGCCTTTTCTTCCTCGTTCGCGGGGAGGTAATAGCCTGTTGCGTTATCGCTCAATATGGCCGCGCCCGCTCGTCTCTCGGCGGAGATCATAGCCCGGACGGTTCGACCGTCGAGGCCGGTTATTCCCTCCAAATCTCGGAGGGGAACGGCGTTAGCCTGCCCGTGGCTCAAAAGGTCAGTTATTTTCATCGGCAAGAAATCTTTCCAGCTCGTCAAGGTTGACAAGCGTATAGGCGTAACTGCCTTTAACGGGCTTGATCGTGCCATCTTTCAGCCAGCGGCGCAAAAGTCGCTCGTTGATGTAGCTTCCGGGGTCTTGCGCCTTGATCTCCGCAACTGCTTTCGGAATAGTTCTAATTCGTACCATGATAAAGCTCCTTTCGGGTTAAAAATAAAAAGTGCCTATCGCTCACGCACTTTTACCATGCGTAAGTAATAGGCACAAAGGCACACGCAAAAAGGCAATTTCTCGCCTTAAAGCTTCTTCGTTCAATTTTCTTTATCATATCACAAAACGCGGGATTTTGCAAGAGTTATGCCCTATTTTTATGCAAAATAGTTTCGCTGATACAATCCGCCGTTTTGTGTCGCGCTTCGTCTATGGCGTGTGCGTATGTGTCAAGCGTCGTTGATACATCGGAATGCCCCAGCATCCCGGCCACGGTCAGCACATCCACGCCGTTTGAGAGCAAAACGGAAGCGGCGGAATGTCGGAACAAGTGCGGGTTAATATGGGGGAGGCCGTGCCGGTCACAAAATGCGGTCAATTCAAGGTTCACGTTTCCGGGGTTCATCGGCTTTCCGTTCCATCTTGGAAATACAAGGTTGCTATCTTCCCAAAGATCGCCCAGCCGCAGCCGGTTTTTTGCCTGCTCCGCCCATAGCTTGCGCAAGAGGTCAATAGTTTCATCGGGGAGGGCCACGCGGCGGCTGTTGTCGGTCTTTGTCGGCCCGCTCTGTATGCCTGTTTCGGGGAGATAAATCATGCTTTGATTTATCAGAACTTCCCGCCGCACAAAGTCCACCTTGTCCCATGTCAGCGCAAGGGCCTCCCCTCTGCGGCATCCCGTGGAAATAAAAAAGGTTATCAATGCGCGGAATGGCAGCGGCTCCCCCTCCAGGGCAGCAAGAACGGCTTTAAGCTGCTCCGGCTGTAAAGCCTTGCTTTCACGAACGCGCTTTTTCTTTGGCAGCGTTACACGCTTTGCGGGGTTATATTTGATAATCATTTCTTTGTAAGCTTGTTCAAGCACCGTGTAAATGATTGCGTGATAGTCTCTGATCGTTCCGGGGGATAGTGGTTTTTCGGCTCCCGTTAGGCTGAAAAGATCCTTTCGGCCTAAGTTCTTTTCGATTATGGCGGCGTTTTGGCGGCTGATTGGCTGATTTTTACATAGTCTGCGGATCAAATTCCCATAGACACCACACGACCGCGCAAAATCGTTGCAAGTTTTCCCCTCTGGTATAAGCTCTTTGAAGTCCACGGCGGGCAGCGCGTACACTTGCCATCGGCAGGCCCCAGGCTCGGAAAACTTCTTGTAAAGCTCGGTTAGTTGCTTCGGCCGGATTTCTTGAATGGGGATTTGCCCTATATACTCATTGATCCGCGCAGTTTGCCGCCGGACGCGGGCCAGCGTTTGCGGCTTGTCCCCGCGCTGCTCCCTTATGGTGTAGCAGTATGCGGCGTACTCGGCAAAGGTCTGTTTGTTATCTGCTTGAAAGCCGCTCATTAGGTCTTGTTCAAACTCTGTTGCCACGCGCTGCAATTCTCTGTTGAGTTCTCGCGCGGTCATGGGCTTGTCCGGCTTCCATGTCTTATAATGTCTGATTTGCCGGTCGAGGGCATCACGGCCCAGCGTGACCGTGATTTTATACGCCGTGCCATGTTTCCCCTCTATCTTCCTAATGCTCGCCATTGTTTAAGCTCCTTTCCGCTCTTTGATGTTCATTACCCCCTCCCATTTGCATTTCTTGCAAAAGGTTGTGACGCCATTACAAACGGCATCGGGGGCCAGCTTGTGCAGCTTTTGGCCGCAGACCGGGCAACAATACCACAACTGCCCTTTTACCAATTTCACCACGCCGCCGCTCTCCTTTCTTGGCGCACATTTGGCGCACAACTTCGGCGAATAGGCGGGAACGGCTTGCAATTTTGGCGCACAATTCAAGGGGTAAACCCTCTCTTTCGCGTAAGTATTGCAACGGTTCGTTTTGATTGGCAAGAATATTGTACATTCACAGGGCAGTTGTCCACGTCCTCTCCCATGTCGGAGTAAGTAGGGACGCAAGACACATTGATGCCGCCGGTTGTGGCACACACAATGTCCTCGTCCTTCGGTGCGGTGGGAGTAGCCGGGGTAAAGTTTTTCAGGATGACACCCGCGTCGAGCTGCAATTCCTCAAAGGTGCTCTGCGGGATCGCGGTAAATTTGCCCATATTGGGTCTCCTTTCAGCTGAATGTCAGGTATTCAGCGGTAATGTTGATGTACCGGCGCTTAATGGCCGGGTCTTCCTCATAGGTTAGGCTTTGGCACCAGGGGGAACCGCGCTTGAGCCAGATATAGCCCTCGTCGCAGGGCAGATACACGCCACCGTAGCCGATGCGCTTGGACAACTCCTGGGCCTTCTCGTCTGGGACAGCTTCGCTCTCCGTGCGGAACCACAGATTGACCGTCAGGCCGACCTCCCCGGCATCAAAAGCGCTGTCGATATACTCATAGGTGCCATAAGGCATGACCACATCGTCTGGCACGCTGGACGCTCGGTAGAAGGGCATGAACTCGTTGAACCAGGCGTAGAGGGCTTTGTTTTTGGTCATGTGGTCAACGCCCACCTTTCCGCCGTAAAGTATTTTAGCTGCATCGTGGAGGACTTGGGGGCCTGCTTGTTCTCCGGATTTGAGGTCACGCGGTAGGTTTCGCCGGTGGTCTTGTCTTTGAACACGTCGTTGTACTCGATGGGCACGGCCTTGTCTACCAGGACGGAATACAGGCTGGTCACGCCTTCTTTTTCCGCTCTGCGGGCCTCCATGGAGGTATCCAGTGCCTGGTAGTTGGTGAACTCAGCGCCCTCCACCCACTCTACAAAGTGACCGCCCGCACCGTCCGATACCCGGCGTTTTTCCATGAATACACAGGTGCGGGAAAAATCATCTAAAAGGCTCATCAGATCCCCCTAATTCTCCGCCAGTCGTTCAGGCGGCTCTTGAATACATCCTGCCAGCCGACGGCCATGCCGCTGGCGTTGGTGGCTTTGCTGTAGGAGTAGCCGCCAAATGATTCTGAGGTAAACGGCCCTGGATCCCCGTTCTTCGTCTGCCATGCGTCGATTTCTTCGGCCAATTCAATCACCGCCTTCGGAACAGCCAGCGCCCACACGGAGCCGGTAAACGTCTCGTCGGTCAGGTCTGCCACCGGGTACTGGTGGAGCCCGTCATTGAATACGGAACCCACCACCCGGAAATACTGGCCGGTTTGCAGAAAGGGCAGCGTGAGCTTCCCGCCCTGCACAGTGAACTCCCCGGCGTGGACGCCGTCCGGAACTAAAAACCAGTTGTTCAAATTCTGCAAAACCGTTTCAAGCATCACGCTGTCCTCCTTTTACGCCGATTTGGTTACGGTCACGGTATATACTTTCTCCGCCGTGCCGTTTTTCACGTTCACAGTCAAAGTGTTGGCTCCGGTCGCCCAGGTGGCCGCAGTGCCATTTTCAACAGACGTTTTGCCGTTTAGGATGGTCACTGTGGCGCTTGCTCCTTCCGGGGTCGCGGTTACCGTGTTGGTCGCGTTGCTGGTTGTGGCTGTATACTCCGTCGTGTCTGGGTCAAACGCCGGAGTCAGTGTCAGCGCGCCAATCGTCAGCCCCGAGAGGCGCGCGCTTAAGGGGCCGGGGTGACCGTGATCTTGGCAATGCCGTCCAGGTATTCCGCCCACAGTTTCATACCCATGATGGCGTAACTCTCGCCCACGGCGGTGCTGTAATTACCCTGGGCATGGAAACCGATCAGGTTTGTCTCGCCCTGCACGGTGTAATTCAGGCCAAGTCTGGCAAACTCGCTGTCGCCGGGGTCTGCATAGTACAGGTCGATGTTCTCCACTGGCGTTGCGATCACAGTGTTGCGGGCAATAGCGTTATTGCCGGAAACGGTGGTGGGCAACAGGAACAGCGTGGAGTACCCCATGAAGTCCTTGACATAGTTCAGGCCGAACTGGGTCTGGACGGAAATATCCGCAGCACCCAGATAGTCGTATGCGTCCAGGATGTTAGCAAATCCCACAACGGAGGTAACGTCTTTTGCCATACCAGCAAACTTGTTCAGCACTTCGCCCTGAGCCTTTGCAAGTGCCGCCTGCCAGGTTGCGGCGGTTCCGGTGAGAGAACCGGTGTTCAGGAAAGTATAGAAATTGCCAAGGACCACATTCTGGAGCTTGGTCAGAAAAGCGTCGTCGCTCTTCTCCACCGCGATCTCTGCACCATACTTGTCAACGTCCTCGATAGGAACAGCCTTTGCATACTTCTTGATGGACAGGTCGTCCTTGGTCGCTTGGGTAATCGTCGCCTTGCTGTAAGGGATCACCTCGCCAGCGCCGACGTCGCCGTCCTCCAGGGCCACATCAGCGGTGTAAGAAATCAGGCTTGTGCCGGGGGCCTTGCGGATGGGGCGCATAATGCCCATAATGTTGCGCAGCGCATCCCAGTTGTCATTGAAACGGGTGACGAAATCCACCTCTCGGGCGGTCACGCTGGTATAGGTATTGGGCAGGGAATCGCGGGGGTTGGTCAGGCTTTCAACTTTCGTAGCAGCCATGTAATTCATCCTTTCTTGTTAAGTAATTTGGTTTTCCATAAGCGCTTTCTGTCGCTCAGATGCGGACAGCATATAGTGGCCGTGATCGTCCTTTTTGTAGATGTCCGCTTTCGTCATCGTGCCGGGGCTTCCGCCCGCCGGAGGGTTTGCGATATTGGCACCCTTCGTGGTGGTAGTGGAGACCAGCTTTGCAAAAGCACCGCTCACAAGCGCATCCAGAGCGGCGGTGTCCTTGATCTTGTCGCCGTCCAGCTCCACGCCGTCGATCTCCGCGCCGCTGCCGCGCAGAGCAATAGTTAGATTGTCGCCGGTGATGTTCTTGCTTTCGTAATAGGCTTTTACCGCCTTTTCTTTGGCGGCCTTGGTCTCCTTTGCGGTGATGTCCGCCTTGAAGTCGTCAAAGGCCTTGTGCTCCTTCTCATACTTCTCCTTGTAACCGCCGTCCCCGGCGGCTTTCAGGTCGTCCAATTCCTTCTGGACTGTGGGCAACTTCTCCGCGTCCGCCTTGTAGCGGCTCACATCCGCCTTCAAGCCGTCCACGGTGTCGGTATGCGCTTCGATGATGGTGTCCACCTGTTCGTCGGTGAGACCCATCCCCTTCAAAAGTTTGCGTGTAAGTGCCATTGTTCTATCTTCCTTTCCTTCGTCCGCAGTTCGTCGCGGCGATAGATTGTATAAAAACCGCTGTACCTCGCGGGTTTTATCGAAAACGAAAGAGCCAACCGCCGAGAAAATCTCAGTAGTTGGCTCCTATTGCCCTTTCCCGTGCCCTATTGCGCGGGAGTGCTGTATTTGATTGTTTTCTTAACAACTCTGATTATCTCCAAAAAGCCCGGAAATACGGGCATTTCACGGGATATAAGAACTGAATTTACTACCGATTTACTA